CTGCCAAGCTCTCCAAAACCAGCTAATGTACCTAATGCTTGTTGTTGTCCACCTAGTAAACCACTTAATAAACCAGCTTGTTGCTGTCTACCTCTCAGTTCTAATTCTGGTGCAAGCATAGCTAATTGTTGTTGTCTTGCTATGTCAGACTCAGCAGCTCTTTGTGCTGATTCAAATCCTGCTTGTCGTAAACCAGCGGCTGTTCTTAGTTTCTCTTCTTGTAAAGGTCTTAGTGCTTCTTGTTCGTATATAGTTCCTCTTGAACCACCAAACGCACCCGCACGCAAAGCTACATCTTCTGCTTGTTGTCTTTGTATATCCTCTTGTCTAGCTATGTCTTGCATTGCAAGATCAATAACTTGTTGCTGATACGGTGATTGATATGCACCAATATCTACATCTAATAAAGATGGTACAGCACCTACTTGTGGTGCAGCTTGACCGGCTAGTTGTTGTAATTGTGCAGTAGGATCATAACCAAAAGCAGTACCAAATAAGCTTTGTGCTGCTGATTGAGCTTGTAGTTCTTCTGGAGATAAGCCTGCTATTCTATCGCCAGTATAGCCTTGGAATGGAATATCAGCAGCTTGTTGCGCACGCTGATAGTAATCCATATACAAGTCTTTCTGCCAATCTGGTAGCGTTGCTTCTTGTTTAGTTGTTTGTTTGCCTTTACTCATAAATCTTTTCTAATTAAATGTTCTGTTACAAATCCAAGATGTTTAAGCTTTCTTGTCCATCCTTTTCTGCCACCACCGTAGAGCCTTTTCACTCCACATTGTTTTGCATATTCTTCTATATGTGGCAACATTGCCTCTAATTCTTTATAGTCACCACCACAAAAAAGTAAATTCATTGCGGTGTGCTGTGGAAATACTACAAACTCTGTTACAAAGGCTGAGTTTTTACTAGCCCAAAGTAGGAATATTCCTTCTCTTATTTTATCTTCTATGTCATCAATTGTATAGGCATCTTGATGTTTAACCGCTTTTGCTATAAGAGGTTTAGTTCTTATCCATTCCTCTTGCCAGCTTTCTTTAATCGCCTTTTGCATATTCTACTAGACTAACAAATACATTAATGTTTGCATGGTTTACTTCTATTTTTAGTATCTCGCCTGCGGTTAAAACTAAGTCTCTTGTCAGCATTTCATCTGTAGCGTGTGCTGTTATATTGTGTTGTTTAAACAAATAATGTGTAGTTGCACCAGACACTACTGCTAAATCTATATTAGTTTGTTGGTTGCCATCATCACCTATTAAAATAGATTCAATAACAGCAAAGTCAAAGTCAGTACCGCTTGGTGCTGTGTATATTGTTTGTAATGAGCCAGTAGTACCAACATCTAATTTAGCATTAGTTACTCTTTGTATGTATTGGCTTTTACTTTCTGGAGATATCATCTTCTACCTCTTGGTTTGCCATCTACTCTTATTTTACCAACTTGGAAATCTTGGGTTAGTGATCCTGTTACTTTCATAGATACTTGTCTTGCACTAAACCTTGCATCTGTATAACCGTCTGTATCAAAAGTAAAGTTACCAAAATCTGTTTCTGCACCAAGCGGTGTAAACCTACCTTTAAATCCTACTGTTATACCTGGTAATGTTGCTGCTTCTTCATCTGGAATAATCTGATTAACTTGCACCACTCTATCGCCATTGCCTATTTCTATAGGTGCGCTTTCACAAAATGGTACTTGCGTTCCTATACCTGGTGAATTGAATAGTGGTCTTTTATCGTGTTCATACACGAACCCACTAGAATCGCATGATATTGGATGGTCAAATACACCTTGGTCTACCCAACATGTTCTGTCCATTGATCCTATAGACCATACGTTATCTAGGTAATTCCAAATAACATATCTGTTCGGTGTTTGTTGGTCTATATCTCCAACTGGAAAAAACCACCATACTTCATTGAAGTCTATGTTGTGTGTACCAAAGGTATTAGCTGCACTGTTTGTTTGTATATTATCAAAGATAAAATCATGTACGTCTGACTTAAGTTCTCGCAATCTACCATCAAAAGTAAAGAATGAGTTTTCACCTATCCATGATATAAAGTTACCAGATGATGCTATTGCTCTAGGGCTGATAGCTTTACAGCTTACACCAGCATCTTGTATTCCATATACAAATGGTGAGCCTACATAATAAAGTCTATTAATACCGATATCACTAAATATAATAATATCGTTTTGCCATTTAACTGCATATAAGGCTCTACCGCCTGTTGGTATTTGTAAGTCACCTGCTGTATTTCTAGCAGTAGATGTCCAGTTAGTGTTATCTTCTCTATCTGACCAAGATACTTTTCTTGGATCGCTATTAGATCCTATAGCTATAAGATGTCTTTCATTACTAACTATAATGGCTTGACAGCCTATTGGAGAATTGCTGATTTGTGTAGCTATGGTATCTGGTGATCCTGATCCTGCATCTGGCCTCCATTGATAAATTTTACCGTCACTAGAACAACAGAAGACTAAATGCTCACCCCAGTTATCAAATGAAAAATGATCTACTTTAAGTGCTAGTGTAGATGTTGATCTTTCGTCACCGTAATCTTCTTCACCATAATCGTATGTACCATAACCAGTTGATGAATTTACTATATCGCCTACAAAACCTAATGGTGTTATGTCAGTCCATGTATCGTCATATAAAACATAAACTTTGCTTCTAGTGCCAACTGCTAATACTTTATTACCGTTATTAGCTCTATAAGAATACATAGCTATTGGTGTGCCTGTAAGCGCAGTATCTTTAAAATTTGTCCAACCACCTATTGGTTTTAGATAACCGTTTTCAAAACGTACTAAATCACCATCTACCCAACGTCCTTTGTTAGCGTAGTCAGTACCGTTTTTGATTATTCCTGCGGGTGGTGTAATTGGGTATAGGGCCATTGTCAGCTCCTATACTGTACGTTTCCACATATATGCAACTATGTATGGTTGTAAGTTATTATGCGCCCCACCGCCACCTGTGGCTTGTGTGGTTTGTGTTGATGTTGGCGCACCACCAGCAACCTCTATTGCTCCAGTACCACCTGGATTGTCACTAGTGCTTAATGAATGTGTATGTGATGGTATTTCACTAATAGAAAGCGTATGTGTTTTTGCACCGCCAGTCTCTTCTGCTGTGTCAAAGTCTGTATCACCAGAGTCTAAACCAACTATAACCTTACCAGCTCCGAAAGCTACCCATGTACCAAAGCCAAGCAATGTTGCTGGATTGGTTGAACTGGTTGCATTGATATAAATAGATCCAACTGGATATACTTTTTCTAGCACGTTAGTACCATCGATTTGTAGCTCGCCACCAGTAGTATTGACATTACCACTAGCGGTTACAGTTGTTGCTGTTACTGTAGTTGCTGCAACAGTTGATGCTGAATTAGCACCGATAGCAGTACCGTCAATTGCACCGCCATTAATATCTACTGTGGTTAATGTAGATGTACCGCTTATTGTTGCGCTGTTTAAAGTAGCTAAACCAGTTGTTGATAAAGTAGTAAATGCACCTGTAGAAGCTGAGTTAGCTCCTATTGGAGATCCATCTATAGCACCACCATTGACATCAATGGTTGTAAAAGATGCTGTACCAGTAGAGGTTAATGTTCCTGCTACTGTTAAGGTTTTACCGCTACCAACATTAAGACCAACACTAGTTCCGTTACCAGCGTCTGCAAAGATACCATCAACAGTATCTAGGTCTGTGTTAATTTTACCTCCCCATGTATTAGTAGATGCTCCTACTTCTGGTTTGGTTAGGTTTAAATTGGTAGTAAAGGTATCTGCCATAGTGCTTACTTCTTAAATTTGGATTTTATTAACTCAATCCATTCTGGTTTCTTTTTATATATTATAAACAATATTACGCCTGTTATGACAATTATCTCTATCAAGACTTCCATATTAACCTCCTATTGTTTTTGTTTCAGTAGTTGGGTTAATCTCTTCAGCTATTTTTGAATCTAAAGCAGATTTTAAGTTTGCTACTTCCTCTTCACCCATAATGCCTTCTACCCAACCAGTAACTACTGCATTGGTTAAGTCTGCAAAAGGTATAAAGTCAGAACCAATATCCTCTAGTGATAATGATTGTGTGCCATAAACACTAGCTGTGTATGGTACTTGCTCACCATCTACTTCATGTGTTTCACTGCTTTCAGCGTTTAATCTCCAATGCACATTGTAAACTGTGTCTGTGTGACTTTCGTATGTGGGATAAACGTCTACTGTTTTGCAATTCCATTCATATGTATTACTCATATTATTCTCCTAGTTATTGAACTAATTTTAATTTTTTATTGTTAAATTTTTCTAAATATTTTATTGCTGAATATAATACATCTATATCTTCATGTGCATAACCAATAACAGCATTACAAGGCGTGCATAATAAACCTCTAACCTCACCTGTTTCGTGATTATGGTCTACACAAAGATTTCTTTTTAAATCATCATTATGAATTCCACAAATCATGCATTTGTCTTCACAATCAACAAACATTTGATTATATTCTTCAATTTCTAAATTATATCTTGTTTTTATTCTCCAAGCATGTTTTGTTTTTTTTGCTTTTTCAGTAGAATTTATTTTAAGAGTACATTCCTTGCAATAACTTCTGTAAAGATGTGCTTGTTTCCCTCCTATTTTATAAAAATCTTTTAAACTTTTATTTTTTTTACATTTGTTGCAAGTTTTGTTTTGAAGCAATTACTATTCTCCTTTTAAGTTAGCAATTTCTTTTTTAAGTTCTATTGTTTGTTGTTCTAATTCCTGAACAGCTTTAACAAGATGTGTTACAAGTTTACTGTAATCCATTTGATAATGCTCGTCTTCAGAACCTGTTACTGCATTTGGTACTAGCTCTTTA